TTTCTTCGACGGCCTTCTCCGCGTCTTTTAATTTAAGTGCAGTTTCATCCACAACTTTCATTAACTTCGAAGTCTCAGATTTCTCATTTAAGTAAGAATTCTGGTACTCAGAAGCAAACGCTTCGAATATTTTCTTGCCAAAGTTGACAGTTCTCGCCGCTGTTATGTCTTCCTTTAGAGATTTTAACTCTTCAGCAAGTTTTTTGTTAACAGCAGATTCTACAACTTTAGCAGATCTTGTTATGAAAGCCTCTTTCATCTTGGCCATTTGTTTTTTGGCCTCGGCTACTAGTTTGACTTTCGTTTCCACAACACCTTTTTTGTCTTCATGGAACTCTTTGATTTCTTTAGCAAGAGCACCAACTACGAATTCTTCCATCTTCTTGAAGTTTTCGTGAACACCTTTTCGGTCGCCGTGTAGTTCTTTTAACTCTTCTGATAATTTAGAAAGCATAAATGATTCTAATTTAGCAGAATGTTTGCCTACGTTTTCTTTGTAAGCGATTTTTTCTTGTGCAAGTGCTTTTCTGTCTTCAACGAACTTAGTGATCTCTTCAGATAACTTCTCGTTCATCATAGAGTCGATCGCTTCGATCATGTTTGACTTGTCATGCTCGTATCTTTGTGCGAATTCTTCTCTTAACTCAGCGCCTACAACTTCTTTGTTTTCTTTAATTTTCGAATCCCAAGCCTCTTGGATGCCTTTTTGAACATCTTCCGAGATTGCTCCAGACTCTACTAATTTTGATATTGCGTCTATCATGTTATTTCAGGTCCTTTATTATGTTTGTTAGTGCCTCTTTCAGGAACTTTTGTGCTTTAGGGTCATTTCTAACTTCAGCCGCCAAACCCTTTGCCATATTACCACCCTTTGTATTCATTAGGTGTTCGTAAATTGGCGTAGGATAAGCACCCGGTGCCGAAGGTTGGGCTACAACATCAACTGTGATGATCTCAAAGTCTGAAACTTCGCCGCTTCCGTATTCGTTCATGTTTCCAGAACCTCTACTTGAAACGCCTAATTTCACACCTGATTCCAACATAGTTTTGACAAGTTGGCCCATTGGGGTTGGTAGGATTTTCATCTTACCATATCCATTTGGTCCGTCCATCCACATTTCTGTGATCATGTGAGACACACGGTCCAAATTAATCTTTAAATCATCGGGGTGATCCACTTCACCTAACACAGAGTATCCTGAACTAATCTGATCGTTCAGTGTTTTAGTCGCTTTCGCGATCTCTTGCACTGGGTAAACCCTCTGATTAGCGTTCTTGATCCCACCTTGAATGCAGATGCCCTTCATGTACAAATCCTTACCGTCTTTTCCCTCGTGTAAGACCTGCACTCTGGCCTGATCAAATGTTAGATTCTCTCTTAGGTATAGTGATGTCATCCGTCGATCTCCTTAAATCAAAAATTATGACTTGTGGTCAGTAATAGGTGATTTTGCAGATTTGTCAGAACCGTCCGCGGTATTGGCCTTGCCCATCTTCTTGTATGAAGTAGACTTGTCTTTACCTGGAGAATTCTCAAACTCACCCATCTTCTGAGGTGTTGACGATCCATTAATGGAAGTCGATGCACCTGCACTACCGCTGTCTGCACCGCCTTGTGCTATACCTTTAGCACTTGCTGTGTTCATCGGCTTGTTAGATGTTTCAATTGGTGATTTTGCTGACTTCTCTGAATGGTCGGCGTTGTCTGCTGACTTTTGGATTTTGTATTCTTTCATTTTTTCCTTGTCATGCTTCATTTTGCCTTCCATTTCAACTTCTGGAGTTAATTCTGGTGCAACTTCTAAAGACTCGTCTTCTTTTTCTTCTTCACCGTCTTTTTTGTCGCCCATCATTGCTTCGAATTCTGCTTTTAATTCATCTAAAGCGTCTTCTAAGTCAACTACTCTGTCTTCAACATCGCCTTCAGCGTCTTTTTCTGCATCCATGTCCATGTCCATCTCTGGTTTGTCCATGCCATCCATTTCGCCTTCTTCTTCGCTTGAGATGTCTTTAACCAATTCGTCAGTTGCGTCGCCGCCTACTTCTTCAATTGATTCTTCTTCAGTAGTTTCTGATTCAGTTGCTTCGTCTTCAATTTCAACAACTTCGTCTACTTGTTCGTCTTTAGACTCATCTGAAGTCTCTTTAACTGCTTCGTCTTTAGATTCTTCAGTAGTTTCTTCTACTTTGTCTTCTTCAGATGCTTCAGTTTCTGTAACTTCGTCTTCTTTTTTCATTTTTTTATCATGCATCGCTTCAGCAGTTACTTCTTCGTCTGCTAGGTTTTCGTAGATGTCTCTTGACTTTTCTACAACGATTTCATGGAATAAAGCCTCTGCTTTATCGTTTTCTTCATTTATTAGTAATTCTAATAAACTCTCAAATTTATTGTTTGACATTTTTACACGTGCTCCTTTGTATAGGTCGATTTGTACTTATAAGTGTTTGTATTTACTGTAAAGGTGCAAAAACGGTGGTGTAATTGGTACGAAAAGGTGTATTTTGGCTAGATTTTGATCTGCAAGTCAAATTCTGATAGGAATTGTTCTGAAGTTGGATGATCTATGTTGCCCTTCCATTCAAGATCTTTGGGTGTGAACCAACCTTTGGGTATGACACGATGAAATTTGACATCTTTGTAGTCCTCGAGACAACGTTTGGTCTGGTTCATCCAGTTGCCGTAGAAAGTGGCCTCGTCACTACGCTTCTTGTAGTTGCGTGTGTCACCAAAAACATTGTTCAATTTGTATCTGTTGTTCTTGCTGTCTTCCTTGTGCCCTTGATAGTCAAAACCTAGTATGTAGATCTCCTTGAATCCATGAACGCATGCCAGTTTCAGTGCCGTTGGCCCACTGCTCCACCCTAGGCTGGGTTTACTCCATGTCACATGGTCTAATAGTTTCTTATGTTTCTCGTATTGGTTGTTGTAGTTTGAGTACACTTTATTATGTACAACATAATCTGTCTCCGCTATCTCCAGCATCATCTTAGGGTCAACCGCCACCAACCAATGTGGTTCGTGTGTCCTGAACACCGCGTTGCAGGCATACACCGTGCCTTTTTCCTTAAGATCATTGATATCGATGCCCCTTCGGGACTCACCGTTACCCAGTACGAATGCTGTTGATGACATTATAACTCTAAGTTATCGTCTTGGGCAGGTTGTCCGTACATCTTTTGGACGAAAACTGCTTCTTCCTTCTGTTGAGCATCGTGTGCCTCTGATGCCAACCTCATAGAGTTGATCTGTTTAAGTGTTAATCTCGTTTTCCTTGTATCTTCTGAATCTAAAATTGAAATATCGTTTTCAGGCTCGTATGTCTTGTCCTGTTCAAAGCCATCTGCGCCGTATGTGAAGAATTCATTCAGTTTCATAATCGTATTTAATCCTTATGCCTGTCCACCGCCACCTGTGCCACCTGGAGTCTGTCCCCCTGGTGTCTGTCCTGGCTGTCCTGGTTGTGGTGATCCTGGTTCTGGTGCGTCTGGGTCTGCGGTAGGTTCCTCGAATTGGTCTAGGTCACTTGTAATTCCTGATTGTGTGACGCCGCCACCTCTCAATTCATTTGATTTGCTCTGTTTCTTCTGTGGCACGTTGTTTTCCTCTGCCCATAGTTCTGCATTTCTCGCCATTTCTTCCTCAGAAAGACCGAGATATCTTTTCAGTGCAAATCTCTTACTCATGTAAGGTAGATCTGCAACTGCTGTGAATGTGTTCACTCTGCTTTGGTCCATCTCTGTCTGTCTGTACTGTGCAAAGTTCTGTGGTGGATTGAGTTTTATCTCAAACATTCCGTTGTCTATGTTGTAACCTTTGTTTTTCACCCATAATTTGAACTCACTGTCAAATGTTTCTGCCAACATTGACTGTAATCTCGCACAATACTTGTTGAATCTCAGTTCCTGGATGTATGCTGTTCCAACCCTGCCGTCATTGTACTGTTGTCCACCATCTTCTGCACCTGTTGGTAGGTAAGAACTTGGAATTCTCAGTCCTCTGAACAGTTTGTTAGTGAAGAATCTCAAGTCATCTATCTCGCCCAGGTTTGTACCACCCGGTAGTGTGTCCACTTTAGATCCTCTACCCTCTGCTGTCTGTGGGAAGAAGTAATCTTCGTTTATACTCATTGGGTTGTATGTTGCATCAATGAAGTTCGCTCCACCCGATGCACTAGGAATCCTTCTTTGGTTGATCTCGTTTTTGACTCTCTCAACGAACTGCATGGCCAAGTGTGTTGGCATGTTACCCACGTCAATGTAGAAAACCCTTCTCTCAGGTGCCCTCTGCACCCTGTAGATGATGATTGCGTCTTCTAATAGTTCTTTTTGTTTGTAAACTTTGAATACTTGTTCTAACACTGACTGTCCAAATGGGAATAGGTTGTCTAAACCATCTGACATTGACATATGAACAACGTGTTCTGCATTAATGTTGTACGCATTCATCGTCTTGTAGAATCTTCCGCCTGCGTTTCCGCCTGCGAAACCCGTCATGTTGTTTGTGGCACCTGCGTTGGCATAACTTGAACCGTATGCCGCTGTACCACCGCCAGTTGTTCCACCGCCACCGTACGTTTGGTTAGGTGTGATCTGTGTTGCTGATAATCTCTGTAGGTTTGGGTTGATGTCTCTGATCACATACTGCTCGGGCTTCTTGCCTTCTGATTCATTAACAACGATCCTGTCAACTTTGGCGTTGTCGATGTACAACCATTTGTTTGTTTCTGGATCTCTGACGAAGAAACAGTCTCCGTACTTCAATGCGTTTCTGAAAATCCTAAAAATTCTTTTGTTGAACTGATTGGACTTTGTCCATTGTTGTAAGGCCTTCTTCAATAATTTTACT